GATGTATCTTATGATTTCAAATTATATAGAAAATATGAAGACAAAGGAGTATCATTACGTTCTTTCTGTACAAACAACAATGCAGCATATGTTGCCGTTGAAGAAACGTATGGAGACCATTCGTACAATGGGCACGCTAAAAAAGACGAACAGTACAGAAACGACATGACCAATTTTGGAATCTTGATGGAAGTTCAAGGTATTGAAGAACCATTTGTATGGTCTAGAGATTTAGTAAAGAAAGTAAATAAAGAGGGTACAGGTTTATTTTATAGTCCTACTCGTAAACCATCAACAACTTCAGAAGGTGAAACAGTAAGTGCTGTCACAATTGATGAAATGGATGAAATAAGAGATGCATTCCAAGGTTACTATAAATACATTGATGATTTTATTGATGATATGAAAAAAGTATTTCCAACATTGGGTGATGATTGGGGTGTGTATGTACCTGAAGTTAAGTATCTATCTCCTGAACCATTAGTTGATTACGATACATTAGCATTAATTGATTATAATAATGTCCATTTTGTAGGTGATGCTTTAAGTGCAAGAGGTATTACAGTATCAGGAGCACAGGGAAATTACGTTGCAGAATGGGTATTACAATGTATGGAGGATGCAGAATATGTTGAACATGGAGATATTATAAATTGGTAAAAAATAAAAATTATGTCAGAAAAATTATACGAATACAAAACAATTAGATCAAAGGGTGCACATCATCACTTAGTTAGAATGCAAGGTGAAGAAAATTGGAAACACCATAAATGGGATGGTCCCGCGATTGAACCAATTGAAGGTGAAGATTCAGAATGGAAAAAAAGATATTTTCTTAATGGTGCTGAATATGATCGTGAAGAATATAAAGAAATTTTAAGTGAAAGAGAAGGTTTACCTTGGTATAAACAAACAGGAGTAAACGCAAGACACTAATGAGAGAATTAACAGTACAAGCTTTACCTTATCAAGGTGAGCGCCATGAAAAAGCATGGGGTTATGAATTATGGATTATTAATAATGAACTTTATTGTGGTAAATTATTAGTGTTTAAAGCCCATAAACAATTTTCAATGCATTATCATCTCCTTAAAGATGAAGCTTGGTATATTTCTAAAGGTGAATTTGAATATAAATTTATTGATACCGAAACAGCAGAGCTAAGATCTAAAATAGTTAAAGAAGGTGATTGTATTCATTTAATGCCTGGTCAACCTCATCAAATGTTAGCACTTGAAGAAGGAGCTACTATATTTGAAGTATCAACACAACACTTTGATAGTGATAGTTATAGAGTACTACCAGGTTCATCACAAGAAGATAATTATAGTAATTTACCATTTTAGTTATGATTAAAAAAAAGTATAAAAAAGAAAAAAAAGATCTAATCAAATCTCTTCAAAATATGGGAAGAGGTATTGCTGTATTAGAAATTAAATTAATAGGTACTTCTAAAGTTAAAGGTAATTTAATTTATGAATGTACATATCTTGATAAAGATGATGTTAAAAACATTCCTATTATAGCCCAAGATGTAACCCAAGCATTAGCAAAACTTGACCAATTTACTAATTCAGGCATTCCTGAACCAGTTCTCAAATATATGCTTGGAAATGAAAGATTTTCTAATTAAATTATAAGTTATGAAGATAGGTTTATGTGGTACAATGAGTGTGGGTAAAACTACATTAGTTAATGCTCTTAAAGAGTTACCGGAATTTAAAGATTATATTACTAGAACTGAGCGTTCTAAGGAATTAATGGCACAAGGTATTCCATTGAATACTGATTCTACATTAAAGGGTCAATGTGTATTTTTAGCTGAGAGATCAAGTGAATTAATGTTAGAAAATATTATTACAGATAGAACTGTAATTGATGTCATGGCATTTGCTAATTGTTCTGCTTCAATGGATATATATGAAAAAGAAGATTTTGAAACATTGGCTGCTCAATTAGTTAGAGAATATGATTATATATTTTATGTGTCACCTGAAGGTGTAGAAATTGAAGATAATGGTATTCGTGAAACAGATGCTAATTATAGAGTTGCAATTGATAGATCAATTAATACTTTATTAACTAAATATAATCACAGAATTAAAAATTTACATACTCTATCAGGTAGTACAGAAGAACGTATAAAATTACTTAAACAAGCAATTTCTTTGTGATATTTATAACAAAAATCTACTAATAATGAAGAAATCAGAATTAAAAAAATCAATACAAGAAGAAATTTTTGAAATTTTAGCAGAGGCAGATCAAGAAGATATTGATGCCCAAGCTGATTTAAATAAAGAATTAGAAGCAACTAAAGGTCATAGAGATGATTTAGGTGATTCTTTATCAGAATCTTTAAATCCTGAGGTAATAAAAGCATTAGATCGCTTTATTAAAGCAATGGCTAAACGATATGGTTATAGCGAACAAGATGCTGTGTTTGCAATTCAAGCAGCATTAAAACAAAGAGAATTTGATAAACCTGCTGATATTCCTGGTTTCGAAGGTACAATGGATGCTTTAGATAGTCTTAGTATTAGAGAAGAGGAAGAAGATGATATGGATAAGCAAGCAAGTAAAGCTGCTAAAAAAGGAGACTCTGTTTCTAAAATTGCTAGTAAATTAGGTGAAACTACTAATCAAATGAAAAAATTGGTTAGAAAATATAAAGATGCTGAAGAACCAGAAAAATCAAAAATGTTAGCTCGATTAAAAGAACTAACAAAAATTAAAAAAGAGCTTGAAGGACTTCTTTAAAGATATTAAAACACTACTTATAGTAGTGCTAGTTGCGATTATCCTTCTTATGAGGGCTTGTAGTGGGGAGAAAAATAATAATGTAGTAACAGATCCTACAATTATTACAGAAACTGTAACTAAGTGGGATACGTTAAAAATTGATAGTTTAGTGTATGTTCCTAAGTGGAGAACTAAAATAGAAACCATACACGATACTATCCCTACTGATATTGATACATTAGGTATATTAAAAGATTATTATGCTAAATACTTTTATACAGATACCTTAAGTTTAGATTCATTAGGGAATATTGTTATAAATGATACTATAAGTAGAAATTCTATATTATTTAGAGAAATTCAACCTAATGTATTGATACCAACAACTACAGTTACTAATACTGTTTTTATTAATAATAGAGAATTTTATGTTGGGTTTGGTTTAAAAGGTAGAACTAATCAAATAAATTATTTAGGGGGAGAATTGTTATATAAAACAAAGAATAAACAAGTATATGGTGCTGGGGTAGGGTTAAACCAAGATTTCCAACCTGTACTAGGTTTTAGCATGTACTGGAAACTTGGAAAATGAGTGATTTAAAAAAAATAATAAGACAAGAATACTTAAAGTGTGCTCAAGACCCTGCGCATTTTATGAAAAAGTATTGTCATATACAACACCCACAACGTGGACGTGTTATTTTTAATTTATACCCTTTCCAAGAAAAAACATTACGTTTATTAAGAGATAATCCTTACTCAATTATTCTAAAATCTAGACAGTTAGGTATATCTACTCTATCTGCAGGTTATTCTTTATGGTTAATGACTTTCCATAAAGACAAAAATGTACTTTGTATTGCAACAAAGCAAGAAACAGCTCGTAATATGGTTACGAAAGTTAAGTTTATGTATGATAACTTACCTTCATGGCTTAAAATACCAGCTGATGAAAATAACAAATTATCCCTTCGATTAAATAATGGTTCACAAATTAAAGCAACATCTGCAAGTAGTGATGCTGGTAGATCAGAAGCCGTTTCATTACTATTAATTGATGAGGCAGCATTTATTGATCAAATTGGTGAGATTTGGGCTTCGGCTCAACAAACATTAGCAACTGGTGGTGGTGCTATTGTATTATCAACCCCTTATGGTACAGGTAATTGGTTCCATAAAACATGGGTTTCTGCCGAAAATAATGAAAATGATTTTTTACCTATTAAATTACCTTGGTATGTCCACCCTGAACGAGATGAAGAATGGAGAAAAAGACAAGATGAATTATTAGGTGATCCTAGAATGGCAGCACAAGAATGTGATTGTGATTTTAGCACTTCAGGTGATACAGTATTCCATTCAGAATGGATTGATTTTATTTCTCAAACTACTATTCAAGACCCTGTAGAACGTAGAGGTGTTGATCAAAATTTATGGATTTGGGAACCAGCTGATTATTCTAGAGAATATATGATTACAGCTGATGTTGCAAGAGGTGATGGTAAAGATTTTTCAGCATGTCATGTAATTGATGTTGCAACCAATACTCAAGTAGCAGAATATAAAGGACAAATGCCACCTAAAGAATTTGGTTATTTCCTTACAGGATTAGCTACAGAATATAATAATGCAATGTTAGTAGTAGAAAATGCTAATATTGGTTGGGCTACATTAGATGCAATTATTGAAAGAGGATATAGAAATTTATACCAATCACCAAAATCAGATCAACGTACAGCAGAATCATATTTAAGGGTATTTGAAGGTAATTCTGAGATGGTACCTGGTTTTACTATGTCAATGAGAACAAGACCACTTTGTATTAATAAAATGAGAGAATTTATTGGTGACAGATCAGTAACTATTCGTTCAAAACGTTTATTGGAAGAAATGAAAGTATTTATTTGGCGTAATGGTAGACCAGAAGCTCAAGGAGGATACAATGATGACTTGGTTATGTCATTTGGGATTGGTATGTTCCTACGAGATACATCGTTGAAATTTCAACAACAAAGTTTAGACATGGCGAGAGCAACATTAGGTTCAGTTAAATCCAGCAAAACATCATATAGTGGTGGTTATACCGCAAATGGTGTTAAAAATCCATATGATATGGAAGTTGGTGGAAAAAATGAGAGCATTAAGTGGCTTTTATAATATATTTATAATAAAATTAAGAAATGGCAGATAAAGGTTTATTTTCAAGATTGCAAAGATTATTCTCTACAGATGTAGTTATTCGTAACACAGGAGGCAATCAACTTAAAGTATTTGATGTTAATCAGATACAACAAAGCGGTGAGTATGAAACTAATGCCTTAGTAGATAGGTTTAATAGAATTTATTCAAATTCTAGTACTTCATTATATGGGCAACAAGCTAATTTTAATTATCAATATTTAAGACCTTCACTGTATTCTGATTATGATGCTATGGATACAGATGCTATTATTGCTTCTGCGTTAGATATTGTAGCTGATGAATCTACCCTTAAAAATGATATGGGTGAAGTATTAGCAATCAAGTCCCCAGATGAAGATATTCAAAAAATTCTATATAATTTATTTTATGATGTTTTAAATATAGAATTTAATTTATGGCCTTGGATTAGAAATATGTGTAAATATGGTGATTTCTTCCTTAAATTAGAAATTGCTGAAAAATTTGGAGTATATAATGTTATCCCTTATACAGCATTCCATATTCAAAGATTAGAAGGAGATAAAGATAATCCAACAGAAGTTAAATATCAATTTGATCCTGAAGGTGTAGATGCTTCAGATTATGGGTATTATAATGTACCTAACCAAGATAATGGTAGAAGTGTTATATTTGATAACTATGAAATGGCTCATTTCCGTTTATTAACAGATATGAATTTCTTACCTTATGGTAGATCATATATTGAGCCAGCAAGAAAATTATTTAAACAATACACATTAATGGAAGATGCTATGTTAATTCATAGAATTGTCCGTGCCCCTGAAAAACGTATTTTCTATATGAATGTTGGATCTATTCCTCCAAATGAAGTAGATGCGTTTATGGAAAAAACATTAAGTAAACTTAAGCGTACTCCTTATATTAATCAAGATACAGGTGAATATAATTTAAAATATAACATGCAAAACTTACTTGAGGATTATTACATCCCAGTTAGAGGTAATGATGCAAGTACTAAAATTGAAAGTGCAAATGGTTTACAGTGGGATGGTATCCAGGATGTTGAATATTTAAGAGATAAATTATTTGCTGCCCTTAAAGTGCCCAAAGCATTTATGGGTTATGATGAAAATACAGATGGTAAAGCAACACTAGCTGCTCAAGATATTCGTTTTGCTCGTACGATTGAACGTATTCAACGTATTATAACTTCTGAATTATATAAAATTGCATTAGTACATTTATATACTCAAGGTTATAGAGATGAACAATTAGCTAATTTTGAGTTATCATTAACTAACCCTTCAATCATTTATGATCAAGAGAGAGTAGCATTGATGAAAGAAAAAATGGATTTAGCTGCTCAAATGACTGAAACTAATTTATTCCCAACTGATTTCATTTATGATCACCTATTCCACTTAAGTGAAGATCAATATGATGATTATAGAGATTTAATTAGAGAAGATGCTAAACGTAAATTTAGAATATCTCAAATAGAAGCAGAAGGTAACGACCCAGTTGAAACTGGTCAATCATATGGTACACCACACGATTTAGCTTCGTTGTATGGTAAAGGTAGAATGGACTCAGACCCAAATAATGTCCCAAAAGGATATGATAAAGATAATGAACCTTTAGGCAGACCTGAAGAAAAAGTATCTAATAGAAATACCCAAGATGATAACTTTGGTAAAGATAGATTAGGTAGAGAAGGAATGAAAAAAGATTATAATGACAATGGTAAGTTAAAAGAAAATACTCATTTTCTAAAACATCAATCAATGTTAAAAAATATTTCTATACCTTCTTCAACTAAAAAACAGTTAGTATTTGAGGAGGATAAAAAAGGAGATTCACTTTTGGATGAATCAAATATCAAAGAGCAATAATTTTAGTATATTTATAAAAAAATAAGTATTGATGTATATAAAACATTCCAAATTCAAAAATACTGGTATCCTCTTTGAGGTATTAGTAAAACGAATAACAGCAGATACTTTATCTGGAGCAACTTCCCCAGCAATTAAAATATTAAAAAAATATTTTGTTAATTCTGAACTAGGTAAAGAATATAAATTATATGAAACTGTATTTAAATCAAAAAATATTGGTGAATCAAAAGCTAATGTTATTTTAAATACTGTAGTTGAATCTTCTAAAAAACTTAATCGTACTAGGTTAAGAAAAGAAAAATATAATTTAATTAAAGAGCTTAAAGAACACTATAATGTAGAAGATTTATTCCAAACTAAACTTCATGATTATAAAGCCCAAGCTGCTTTATATGTTTTATTTGAATCATATAACAAAGAAACAGGTACAGATCCTAACCAAATTATTGATAATAAAGTAACTTTATTAGAACATTTAACAGCATCCCCTGTTGAAAGAAATGAAGTAAAAGAAAATGTTATTGAAGAATTTAAATCATATGATAAAGATCTTAGAACACTAACATATAAAATTATGTTAGAAAATTTTAATGACAAATATGTTGATTTAAATAATAGACAAAAACATATTCTTAAAGAATTTATTGAATCCGTAGATTCAACACCACGTTTGAAAGAATTTTATAACTCTGAAGTTAAATATATTCAAACTAAATTAACAGAAGAAATTGCTAAAACTAAAGATGAAGCAATTAAGATTAAGTTGCAAGAAGTTTCTAAATTAATTGTTGAATTAGATAAAAGATGTAAAGTAAATAGTAATCATTTAGTTGATTTACTCCAATACCATAATCTTTTAGAAGAACTTACTGTAACACATGGCTGATATCGATACTTCAAATATATTAAAACCTAAGGATGTAGAACCTTCTTTAATTAAAAGGTTAGAAGCGGCTTATGGCCCTGTGGATATGGAACGTGATTTTTTCTCTGCTGATTTAGATACTTATTTTAAAACAGATGAGGTAGATAAAGAAACAGGGGCTGTAAGACACGCAATTATTAAATTAGCTTCATTTGGGGATTCTTTAGAAAAAATGTCTGATGCCGTTAGAGCATTAAAAATATTAATGACTACTGATGAAGCTGAAAAAGATCAAAATATTCAAAATGTAGCTCGTGAGCTAAAAGATGTATTTAATAAATACAGAACACATTTAAGAAAAAATTATCCTGATCAGTACTCTGAAATTAAAAGACAATTAGAAGAGATGACTACTACAGGTGGTGGAGCAGGAGCTGCTTCATTTACAGGTGGAACAGGAATGCAATATGCTACACCTTATGCTTTTAGAAGAAAAGGTCAAAAAGCAAATGATAAAGCTTATAAAGAATTAGGCTATACAGATGTTAAAGAAGGAATTGGTGCTAATTTAGGACCAGGTCCTAAAGCATCTGAAGATGGGGTTAAAGATAATGCTTATGTTAAACAATTTAAGTATAAATTAGTACCTAAAGATAAAAATGGAAATTACGTCCAGAAAGGTTCTGGATTAGAAGTTAAGCAATTGTTTGAAGCTGAAAGTGCAAGTGAATTCCAAAAAAAAAGAATAGCTGCATTTGATCAAATAGAACAAGAACTTAACAATATTTATAAAATGTTGAGCAATGCTAAAAATGAAACTGTAGAATATTATAATGATAACGAATCATCATATGCTGTAGTTAAACCAACAGATTTAGTTTTAGATTATATTAAAGACATAAAAGACTTATTAAAAGGAAAATAAAATGAAACAAAAAACATTACAAGAACAGTACAATTTAATTTCCGAAGGAAAAGGAAATAAAGAAGTATTTATGAAAGCTGCTAAAAGTCAGTTTCCTAATATAGTTCGCAATGCTGCTACATTATCTGAAACTGTAGCTAGTTTAAAACATGGACATATAATTACAGAAGGTATTTCATTAGGCATGGGCAATTCTGCAAAAAATAACAAACCAGATTGGTTTGCTATCTTTGATGAAAATATGAATTTAGTAGCTGAGGAAGCAAAGGCAGTAGAAAAAAAACCTACCAAAGCTGTTGTTGATTTAGAAACTGCTGGATATGATTATAAGGATGAAAATGATGTTAATAACATGAATTTTGAAGAATATCTTCGTGGTTATTATACAGAAATGAAAAATCCTAAAAATGCAGATAAAACAGAACAAGAATTAAAAGACATAGTAAAAAAGAATTTAGAAAAAAATCCTTTATTTTATGTTGAAGATGCTCAATTTGGTGTTGAAGGAATTGGATATAAAGAAGAGCTACCAGGTTTAGGTAAAGGTAAAATGGTTAAAGACCCAGGTGTTGGTGGTGGATATGGTGAAGCTACTAAAAAAGATTACCCTGAAGGAGAAGTTGGTACTGGTTATTTAGAAATTAAAGAAAATAAAGGACCAATTTCATTATTAGGTCTATACGAAAATTTACCATTAGGAGAAAAACCAGCTCCAAAACCAAAAAAGAAAAAAGTTAAAAAAGAAACCACTGATTCTAAATTATCTGAAATTGAAAGAAATGGTAAAATTGCAACTTTAGAAATGCAAATTGAAGCCCTTGAAGAAATAATTTCAAGTAAAAATGAAAGATTATCTATGGTATCAGAAGATGAAAGTTTATCTGAATTAGTAGATAAAAAGAAAATGAAAGAAATGCAAAAAGAAATTAAGCTTTTAGAAAAGAAAAAAGCTGGAATGGAAAAATTGTATGAAAAAATGTGTGGTAAATCATATTCTAGAAAAGAAGTAGTAGACGAAACCCAAAACGAAGATTAATATGTCAGTTTTATTAACAGAAACCCATTTATTTAAGGTAAATCCAATATCTCTTACTGAGAATAAAGTCTCTAAAAGAGGTTTACCTTTAGTAGAAGGTATATTAGCTACTGCCGAAGTAAAAAATGGCAATGGTAGATACTATTCTAAGGATTTATGGGAAAGAGAAATTGACAAATATATGCCTCTTGTTAAAGAGCATAGAGCAATGGGTGAATTAGACCATCCAGAATCTTCAGTAATTAACTTAAAAAATGTATCACATAATATATCAGATATGTGGTGGGATGGAGATAATGTAATGGGTAAGATAGAAATTTTACCTACCCCTTCAGGTAATATTTTAAAAGCACTTATTGATAATGGTATTACAGTAGGTGTTTCATCTCGTGGTATGGGTTCACTAAAACAAATGGGTGAAGTAATGGAAGTACAAGATGACTTTGAATTACTATGTTGGGATTTCGTATCAACACCATCTAACCCAGATTCTTTTATGCATTTAGTAAATGAAGGTTTAGATTTTTCTAAACAAACAGATTATAAAAAAGTTAATTCTATTATATCCGAAATACTTTGCTCCAACGGACAATGTCCGATTATATAACCCTCCCCCCCTTAGGATTTTATTCCTTTGGTTAAGCCCGCGAAAGCGGGCTTTCTTTTTCAATTGCGACTTTAAGATATTTTTACATACGTATCAACATAATATGTCATTTCTGATATGACATTAATCAAATAAAAACCCCCATTACGTTTCTTGAATAAACGTAGTTCCCAAAACAAATTTTAGGAAAATGAACAGACAATTTTTACAAGAGGCTATTGCCGATGCTAAAGCTGTAAAAGAATCAGCTATAGCAAATGCCAAAGTCGCTCTTGAAGAAGCGTTTACTCCACAACTTCAATCTATGTTCGCTAGTAAAATAGAGGAAATGGATAAAGAAGATGTAGATGAAGGCTACGACGAGGTAGATGAAGGTAAAGACGATGCTGAAAAAATGGAAGAGAAAATGTCAGATCCTGATATGAGACACGGTGAAGATGAAGGTGGAAAACCTGAAGCAGGTGCTATGAAAGCAACTGAAAAAGATCGTGAAATCAAAGAAGATGATGATATGGACTTAGACGAAATTTTGGCAGAGTTAGAAAAAGATGAAGATCTTAAGGAAGACGCTCGTACAGATGCTGAAGAAGAAGGCTATTTGGATGGTATGAAGGACGAAAAAGAGGACTTGAAAGAGGACGAACGTACTGATGCTGAAGAAGAAGGCTACTTAGATGGTATGAAAGACGAGAAAGAAGACATGGAAGACAAGGATGATGAAGACATCGACCTTGAAGATATGTCAGAAGACGACCTTAAAGCATTTATTGAAGACGTAATCGAAGATATGGTTAGCGCAGGCGAATTAGAAGCTGGTGAATCATTCGAAGATGACGTTGATGTGGAAGTAAGCGATGAAGGAGAAATCGAAGTCCAAGATGACGAAGAAGTTTCCGTTGACGTTTCTGAAGCAAAAGAAGAAGTAGATGAAGGTGATGATGAGATGTATGAAATGAAAAAAGATTTAGATGAAGCAATGAATGTTATTGCAACATTAAGATCAGAACTCAATGAAATCAACTTATTGAATGCTAAACTTCTCTACGCTAACAAAATCTTCAAATCTAAAAACTTGACTGAATCACAAAAAGCTAAAGTATTAGGTGCATTTGACAAAGCAACTACAGTTAAGGAAGCAAAAATAGTATATTCTACTATTTCTGAGAACATCGTTTCTAAAAAGAAATCAGTAAACGAAAGTGTAATCGGAAGAGCTTCTAAAACTAGTATTACTCCAAAAGTAGCTAAGAAAAAGCCAATTGTTGAATCAGATGAAATGGTTAATAGATTTAAAAAATTAGCAGGTATTATTTAATTTTTAAAAACAACAACAACTAAAAAACACAAAAAAAAATGAGTCAATTAAATTCTCTTTTAGAAAGTGCTAATCCTTACAAGTCATTGCAAAGCGATGCTGCAAGATTAGCCAACAAATGGGGAAAGACAGGATTGTTAGAAGGTATCGAAGGCGAAACTGACAAAAACAATATGTCTATGATCCTAGAAAATCAGGCTAAGCAATTAGTAACTGAGGAATCAAACACAGGTGGTGGTGCTGGTGCTGGAACATTTTCTCCAGGTACAGGTGCTCAATGGGCTGGTGTAGCTCTTCCATTGGTAAGAAAAGTATTTGGACAAATCGCAGCGAAAGAATTCGTTTCGGTTCAACCAATGAACTTACCATCAGGTCTAGTATTTTATCTAGATTTCCAATATGGAACTGCAAAATCTCCATTCGCTGTAGGTGATTCAATGTACGGTGATCAAGATGGTAACGCTCCTTTCGGAAACGGTGCTACAGGTGGTCTTTATGGTGCTGGTAGATTTAGTTATTCTATCAACGATACTGCATCTTTAGCTGTAGCTACTACAGCATCAACAGCATTAGGAGTTGCTACGTGGGCAGATTTCAATTTCGATTCTACTTACTCTGCTTCTTTTGCAGAATACGTTAAATTTACTGTTCCTACTTCATCTTTAGGTAATTTAGATACTAAAGCAGTTAGAGCATTCCAAGTACATACTGGATCATTCGTAGCAGGTGCAGATGGTATTCAAACATCAGCTTTCACACAATACGCAGGTGGTGCTACAATTTCATTCCTCTCTACTGGATCATTAGCTCCAACTGGTGATGGTGGTTCTGTAACAGTTGAATATGTACTTCAACCTACTGACGCTGATAGAGGTGATTTCGAAGAAGGAAATAACAACTTGAATGGTAACAACAACCCAATCACAATTCCTGAAATCAATGTTCAGATGAGAAGTGAAGCTATCGTAGCTAAAACTAGAAAACTGAAAGCTGTTTGGACTCCTGAGTTCGCTCAAGATTTGAACGCTTACCATTCTCTAGATGCTGAAGCTGAATTAACTTCAATCATGAGTGAGTATATCTCTTTAGAGATTGATCTTGAAATTCTTGATATGTTGATTGAGTCTGCAGGTGCTGGAACTGAGTTCTGGTCAGCTATTAATAACAACACTATTAATGCTGCTGGAACTGCATTCGACAACACTGCTGGTTTCTACAACACACAAGGTCAGTGGTTCCAAACTTTAGGAACTAAAATGCAAAAACTAAGCAACATTATTCACCAGAAAACTCTTAGAGGTGGTGCTAATTTCTTAGTATGTTCTCCATCAGTAGCTACTATTTTGGAATCAATCCCAGGATACGCTAGTAACTCTGACGGTGATGTAAGTAAAGCTACTTATGCGTTTGGTGTTCAGAAAGCAGGTGCTATCAATAACAGATACACAGTTTACAAAAACCCATACATGACTGAAAATACCATTTTAATGGGATTCAGAGGTGGTCAATTCTTGGAAGCAGGTGCGGTATTCGCTCCATACATTCCATTAATCATGACTCCAATGGTTTACGATCCAGATACTTTCACACCACGTAAAGGTCTATTGACTAGATACGCTAAGAAAGTGGTTCGTCCAGAATTCTATGGTAAGATCCAAGTTAGTGGTTTAAACTCTATCTAATCTAACCTAGATTATTAATTTAAGAAGACCCGCGCAAGCGGGTCTTTTTTTTTCAATATGTATAATTGATAAAAAGTTATTATAAATAAAATATGAAAAGTATGACCTCAAATCATCATGAAGATGAAGTCTTCAGAAAAAAAAGAGTAATCAAAAACCCTATTAAATTTAAAATTCAATTAAACGAAGAACAAAAGAAAGCAAAAGAAGAAATACTAAATCATACTTTAACTATTTTAGCAGGTAGAGCAGGTTCAGGTAAAACTTTATTAGCTTGTCAAATAGCTTTAGATGGGGTATTAAGAAGACATTACGAAAAAATTATTATAACTAGACCTACAGTTTCAAAAGAAGAAATTGGATTTTTACCTGGAGATTTAAGAGAAAAAATGGATCCTTGGATTCAACCTATTTACCAAAACATGTATGCCCTTCATAATAAAGAAAAGGTAGAAAAACTTATTGAAGATGGTAAAATAGAAATTGTTCCTTTAGCATTTATGAGAGGTAGAACATTTTTAGATTCATGTATAATTGTGGATGAAGCACAAAATGTTACTCATGAACAAATGGAAATGATTGCTACAAGAATTGGTTTAAGAAGTAAAATGATTGTATGTGGTGATGATCATCAAGTTGATTTAAAATCAAAACGAGAATCTGGATTTAGATTTTTATACAAATCAGCTAGAAAAATTAAAAATATGTGTTCTATTACTTTGATTCAAAATCATAGAGATCCTATTGTAGATGATTTAATTAGTCTTTATGAAGATGCAAGTGAGCAAGGAATAAAATTAGGTTCTTCTGGAACTTCAGGTCGTTCAAAAAAGTAAAAACTTAATGTTTTTATTGGCTTTTAAAATGGAAAACAATTTTATAATATTTATAACAAAAACAGCATGGCATCAACACTAACACCTACAACCTTCCACATAAAAATTAAGGAAGAACATATAGTTAAAGGTATAAAAACTTTAAATGAAACTTTTTTTACTTTAAAAGATATAACTAATGTGGATAGAAGAATTGTTACACTACCCCCAACTACTTCTATCGATTTAATTAATGTTAATGGTGTAGATCCTGGTGCAGGTACTTTTCCATCTAGTAGTATGAAATATGTTAGAATCTCTAATTTAGATACATCATCTTCATTAGCAGTTTCATTCACTTCATCTAATAGTGATAATTGGAGTATGGAATGCCTTCCAGAATCTTCCCTTATGTTTTCAAGCCCTAGTGTAACTGGAAGTAATTTTAATGGGACATTTCCTGATGATATAACTAATATAGTTTTATATTCATTAAGCTCTAGTTTAGATGTAGAGTATGTGGTAGTTAACACAGATAACGCATAAAAGAAAAAAATATGGCAAATATACCAATATGGCCCGGATCTAGTTCATTTCAACCAGGAGATACACCTTTTGGGTTTTATGATAATGATCCTGAATTTCAGAAAGATGCAGATAAATTTGCAAAATTTGCTGCTCAAAGATTAGGTTACCCACTAGTTGATATTGAATTGCAAAAATTTAACTTTTACACAGCATTAGAAGATGCTATAACTGTGTATGCTAATGAATTATACGCCTATAAAGTTAGAGATAATTATTTAACTTTAGAAGGTGCAAATGCTGCTAAATTAGATATGGAAGAAACTATAGTAGTTCCTAATTTAGGTCGTATCATTCAAATGGCAGAACAATATGGTGTTGAAGCTGGAACTGGAGGAAATGTAGATTGGCATAAAGGATATGTTAATTTAACAGCATCAGTTCAAGATTATAATTTAGAAGATTGGGCAGAAGAAAATATTCCTCATTATAAAAAACACGATATAGAAATCATGAGAGTGTTTTATGAATCTCCTCCTGCAATTGTTAAATTTTTTGATCCCTATGTAGGTACAGGAGAAGGTGTAATGAATATGATGGATACATTTGGTTGGGGTAATTATTCCCCTGCAATTAATTTTGTGTTAATGCCTTTAAATTATGATTTACAAGTTATCCAACAAATAGAAATGAGTGATACTATAAGAAGATCAAATTACTCATTTGAGATGCATAACAACCATTTAAGAATATTCCCAATCCCAGATGGCACTGTAGATAAAATGTATTTTGAATATATTTTAGGTTCAGAACGCTCAGATGCTTCTTTTATAATAGGAGAAACTAGTGCTATTGCTAATATTTATGATGTACCTTATAAAAACCCTAATTACGATAAAATTAATTCCGTAGGTAGAAGTTGGATATTTGAATATGCTTTAGCAATATGTAAAGAAATGTTAGGGTATGTTAGAGGTAAATATGATACAGTCCCAATACCTAATGATACTGTAAAATTAAACCAATCTGACTTAATAACTGCAGCAACAAGTGAAAAGGAAAGATTAATTGATAGATTAAGAGCTTATTTAGGAGAAACGTCAAGAGAAAAATTATTAGAAAGAAGAGCGGCTGAAAGTGATTTTATTCAGAAAGAATTAAGCAATGTTCCCTTTCCAATTTATATAGGATAAGATATGGCATTATTTGGAGGTGCAAGAGATATAAGTCTATTTAGACATTTAAATAGAGAACTGATGGGTGATATAATCACCCAACAGTGTGCCTTTTATAAGTATAAAATAGAAGAAACTAAAGTTAACCTTTATGGTGAAGCTGCAGAAGAAAAATATTATATGGGTCCTGTTTTATTAAACTGTTTAATAGAAAGAAGAGATCAAGAGTACCCCGAAACTGATTTAGGTACAGATTTTAGTTGGGGTGCTACTTTTAAATTTTTAAGGGATGATTTATTATCAGCAGCAGAAGATTTTAATGAAAATTTTTCTCCTACTGATCATAATTATGGAGCAGAGTTGGTTCCCGAAGTTGGAGATATTATATTATATAATGAAGGATACTATGAAGTAGATAATGTTATAGCTAACCAATATTATATGGGTAAAAATCCTGATTATCCAAACCAACCAGGAAACTGGAATCCTGATTTAGATAAATTTGGATATAACGTTTCAGTAATATGTGAAACTCATTATGTACCAGGAGATAAAGTAGGAATTACAAGAGAAAGATTTGTATAAAATGGCAGAAAAAGGAAAAATACCAGTACCAAAAACTCAAAGAGAAATAATGAATTCTCAAATTGAGCCTTATACACCCCCAGCAGGTGCTATGGGATTTTCTGAAATTGGTAATCCAAACCCACCATCTACTTTTAATAGAGGTGAACAAACTTCTTTTAGAAATGATACTACTAAACCTTTTACTTTAGGATTTAAAGAAATTGATGAAGCTATATTTTACTATTTTGAAAATGTAATTAAACCTACTGTAATACAAAATGGTGTAGTACAGAAAGTACCTGTTATTTATGGTAATCCTGAAAGATGGAAACAAGTACAAAAAGACGGATATTATAGAGACCAAAAAGGTAAAATAATGATGCCTCTTATTACTTTTAAACGTAATAATATAGAAAAAGTTAGAAGTTTATCTAATAAATTAGATTCTAACAACCCACATAATGTCCAACTTTTTACTAAAAACTATAACCCAGCAAACACCTACAGCAATTTTAACATGTTAAATAATGTTATACCAACTAAAACGCGTTATGCTGTTGTTATGCCTGATTATGTAAATATAACGTACGACTTCATTATATCTACGTACTATATTGAACAATTAAATAAATTAATTGAAGCCATCAATTATGCTTCAGATGCATATTGGGGAAATCCAGAACAGTTCCAGTTTATAGCAAGAGTAGATAATTTTGCTACACCACTTGAAATTACAACTGGTGGGGAAAGATTAGTAAAATCTAATTTTAGTTTAAAATTATATGGATATGTAGTACCAGATACAATACAAAAAGATATGACTGCTATTAAAAAATATAGTGATAAGTCGAGAATTATATTTGATATGGAAACTTCTATGACAGACATAAATAAAATAAATAATTATAAACAACCAGACCCAACAGAGATAAAAAATGATACAAACCCTGCAAACTTTAACGAAGAATGAGTATTATATTAAGACAAAATAAGGGCTCCGAGTTAACATTTAGTGAAGTAGATGGGAATTTTTCATCCCTTTATTATTCTAGTTCACTGGCGGGGAATGTAATTAATTTTTTCTTTACAGGAAGTACACCTCCTTTATCCCAAAGTATAGATTTAAGTACTATGCCTGGAATTGGTGGTGTTCAAGTATACTACACTGGTTCTCAAGTTAATTATGCACAATCTTTATTTTTTATAGGTGGAGGTGTAGATGTAACTCCTTTACCAAATGGTGGAGTTACAATTAACATCCCAGAAGGTGATAGTGCTGGTGGTTCAGATACAGAGGTTCAATTTGCTAAAGATATTTTAGGTAATACTGAATTAAGTGGTTCAAATAATTTTACTTTTGATTATAATAGTAATGCTTTAAAATTAACAGGATCTATTGATATAAATGGAACTGATCCTTTAACTATTGATACACTTACTGAAAGAGCAGATTTATTTACAGTAGCCACTTACGATACAACAACTAAAAAAATTCAATATAGAACACTACCAGGAGCTGGTGGGATTTCAGGTACAAGTGGTACATCAGGTACTGCAGGTTCATCAGGTACAAGTGGTACATCAGGTGCCTCTGGTACTTCAGGTACATCTGGAGAAATAGGTTCTTCAGGTATTAGTGGTACTTCAGGAATTTCAGGTACTTCAGGAGAAAGTGGATCATCAGGAATAAATGGTACCTCAGGATTTACAGGTTCATCTGGTACTTCAGGAAAATCAGGTACAAATGGTACTTTTGGCTCAAATGGTCAATCAGGACAAAATGGTACAGCAGGTACTTCAGGTACTAGTGGTACTGTAGGTTCTTCTGGTGATGGAGGTTCTGGAGGTACTTCAGGTAGAGCTGGAACAAGTGGTTCGAGTGGTTCTGTAGGTTCGAGTGGTAGAAGTGATAGTGGTACTTCAGGTAAATCAGGTACTTCTGGTACATCAGGTACAGCAGGTACTTCAGGTACAAGTGGTACTTCAGGTACTTTAGGTTTTTCTGGTACTTCAGGTCAAGGTGGTACTTCAGGTACAAGTGGTTCAACAGGTACTAGTGGTACAGGAGTTGCAGGTACCTCAGGTGTTAATGGTTCATCAGGTACAAGTGGTTCATCTGGTACTTCAGGTAAAAATGGTGTAGGAGGTACTTCAGGAACTTCAGGTTCATCAGGTACTTCAGGAGCACAAGGAGCAAGTGGTGTTTCAGGAACTTCAGGTTCAGCAGGAACTTCAGGTATAGATGGAGGAAGTGGTACAAATGGTATAGCAGGTACTTCAGGTACTAGTGGTTCAACTGGTACAAGCGGTACTGGAGCTAATGGTACTAGTGCAATTTCAGGTACTTCAGGAACTTCAGGTTCAACAGGTACTTCAGGAAAAGGGGGAGCAAGTGGTGTTTCAGGTACTGCAGGTTCATCAGGTACCTCAGGTACAGACGGAGGTTCAGGTACAAGTGGTACATCAGGTACATCAGGTACCTCAGGTAAAGATGGAGTAATAGGAACTTCAGGTAAATCAGGTACTTCAGGAACTACAGGTTCAAGTGGTACTTCAGGAAAGAATGGAGCAAGTGGAGTTTCAGGAACTTCAGGTTCAGCAGGAACTTCAGGTATAGATGGAGGTAGTGGTACTAGTGGAACTAGTGGCACTTCAGGTACATCAGGAAAAGTTGGTACTTCAGGTAAATCAGGTTCATCTGGTTCTTCAGGTACTTCAGGTAAAAGTGGTGCCTCAGGTGTTAGTGGCACTGCAGGTTCATCAGGTACCTCAGGTATAGATGGAGGTAGTGGTACAAGTGCTATCTCAGGTACTTCAGGTACTGCGGGTAGTACAGGTACAAGTGGTACCGGAAAAAGTGGTACATCAGGACAATCAGGTACTTCAGGTACAAGTGGTTCAACAGGTACATCAGGTAAAAGTGGTGCCTCAGGTGTTAGTGGTACTTCAGGTTCATCAGGAACTTCAGGTATAGATGGAGGATCAGGAACTTCAGGTGTTAGTGGAACTTCAGGAACTACGGGTTCATCAGGTACAAATGGTAAAGCTGGAGTAATAGGAACTTCAGGAAAATCAGGTACAAGTGGAACTACAGGTTCAGCAGGTACTTCAGGAAAAAATGGAGCAAGTGGAGTTTCAGGAACTTCAGGTTCAGCAGGAACAAGTGGAATAGATGGTGGGTCAGGTACCTCAGGTAAATCAGGTACTTCAGGTACTGCAGGTAGTACTGGTACAAGTGGTTCAGGAAAAAGTGGTACTTCTGGTGTAAGTGGTACTTCAGGAACTTCAGGTTCAACAGGTAC